GGTGGCAAACCACTCAAGAGCGACTCGGATGTCTTGTCCACAGCACGAGATCGCCTGTCGATGGCAATTTCGGCGTATTCCGAGTCGCGCGAAGACGAGCTAGACGACCTGCGTTTCTACGCTGGCTCACCGGATAACCAATGGCAATGGCCAGCAGATGTGCTGGCAACCCGTGGTGCGGTGCAGGGTCAGACGATTAACGCTCGGCCCTGCTTGACGATCAACAAGTTGCCGCAGCACGTTCACCAGATTACGAACGATCAGCGCCAGAACCGGCCTAGCGTCAAGGTCATCCCTGTAGATGACAACGCGGACGTTGAGGTTGCCGAGATTTTCAACGGCATGATCCGGCATATCGAGTACATCTCGGATGCGGATGTGGCCTACGATACGGCTTGCGAGAACCAAGTTGCCTACGGCGAGGGGTACATTCGGATTCTGACTGAGTATTGCGACGACAATACGTTTGATCAGGACATCAAGATTGCCCGTGTACGCAATAGCTTTAGCGTCTACATGGACCCGCTGATCCAAGACCCATGCGGCAGTGACGCCAAGTGGTGTTTTATCACGGAAGACTTGTCTAAAGCCGAATACGCACGGCTTTTCCCCAACGCATCGCCATTGTCTACGCTTGAGACGCTGGGTGTTGGGGATCAGAACCTAAGTCAGTGGTTAAATACGGATACGATCCGTATTGCTGAGTATTTTTACTGCGAATACGACACGCAGACGTTGAATTTGTATCCTGGCAACGTGACTGCGTTCCAAGGAACGCCGGAAGACAAAGAGTTGCGGGCGGTTTACGGTAAACCAAAGAAGTCACGCCAAGCGGATCGCAAAAAGATTTGTTGGACAAAGATCAACGGCTACGAAATCCTTGAAAAGCAGGAATGGGCCGGTAATTGCATTCCTGTTGTGCGGGTAATTGGCAACGAATACGAGGTTGAGGGCCGCATTTACATCAGTGGGCTGGTGCGTAACGCCAAAGATGCCCAGCGGATGTACAACTACTGGACTAGCCAAGAGGCAGAAATGCTGGCGCTGGCTCCAAAGGCCCCGTTTATTGGTTATGGCGGTCAGTTTGAGGGGTATGAAACCCAATGGAAGACTGCCAACACGAATAACTGGCCTTATTTGGAAGTCAACCCGGATGTAACGGACGGTCAAGGCGCAATATTGCCGCTGCCCCAACGGGCGCAGCCGCCAATGGCCTCATCTGGCCTGTTGCAAGCTAAAGTGGGTGCATCGGAAGACATTAAGTCTGCAACGGGGCAGTACAACGCTTCGTTGGGCATGACTTCTAACGAGCGCTCTGGCAGGGCTATCTTGGCTCGCCAGCGTGAGGGTGACGTTGGTACTTATCACTACCAAGACAACCTAGCACGGGCTGTACGGCACATTGGTCGGCAATGTGTTGACCTAATTCCCAAGATTTACGACACGCAGCGCATCGCCCGGATTATCGGGATTGATGGCGAGACGAAGATGGTCAAGATTGACCCGACGCAAGCCGAGCCTGTGCGTAAGATCCAGAATCAAGATGGCGTGGTCATAGACAAGATCTACAATCCAAGTGTTGGCAAGTACGACGTAGTTGTCGCAACGGGTCCGGGCTACGCCACCAAGCGCCAAGAGGCACTTGAGGCGATGGCGCAACTGTTGCAGGGTAATCCACAACTTTGGACCGTGGCTGGCGACCTGTTTGTTAAGAACATGGATTGGCCTGGGGCGCAGGAAATGGCAAAGCGGTTTGCCAAGACGATTGACCCCAAGCTCATGGGTGATGCCGAGGACAATCCGGCTCTGCAAGCTGCCAACCAGCAGATGCAAGCGATGGCGGCAGAACTGGATCAGTTGCATCAAATGTTGCAGAATGTCGGCAAGTCGATGGAAGCGCAGGACATGGAGCGCAAGGACTTTGAGGCTAAGATCAAGGCGTACCAAGCTGAGACGCAGCGCATTAGTGCTGTTCAGGCTGGTATGTCTGAAGAACAGATTCAAGACATTGCGATGGGCGTGGTCGCTGCGGCTATGGAGTCGCAGAGTTTGATGAACCAAATGCCTGAAATGCGTGAGGAATCCATGCCGATGGAAATGACACCGGAAGGTATACAATGAAGTGCGCGGATTTTGTCGGGCTTTTGTTCTTGGCGCGAGATGTAGCCCATAGCGTACATCTGAACACCCGCAGTTACAGCAAGCACAAGGCGCTCGGTCATTTTTACGAATTGATTGTTGAAGCGGCAGATGATTTTGCCGAAGCGTACCAAGGTCGGCACGGTCTGATTGGGCCGATTACGCTAATGACTGCCAAGAAAACGACTAACATTGTTGAGTTTTTAGAAGAACAGTTGAAAGAAATTGAAGGTTGTCGATACGAGGTTGTGGACAAGACGGATATGTCTTTGCAACAACTTATTGATAACATTATAGAAATTTACCTTCGTGCTTTGTACCGTCTAAGGTTCTTGGCATGACAATTTCGGTAAACCACACTACGCCAGCGGACGGTTCATTTAGCGCCACTGGTGCGGCTGCATGGAATGCCACACACTCGTTTACTGGTGTTTTAGACGTAGTAAACGGCGGCACCGGTACGGCAACGCCATCGTTGGTTGCCGGAACAAACGTCACGATTACTGGAACTTGGCCTAATCAGACAATAAATTCGTCAGGTGGTGGCGGTGGTGGCGGTCCAATTCTTGAGTCTCAGATTGTTATTAGTCAGAACTACACGCTGACCAGCAACACAAACGGGTTCAGTGTTAGCCCAGTAACTATCGCCGCAGGATATGCAGTTACTGTCCCGACTGGTCAAGTTTGGGCAATTTGGAATACTTAAATGAGTGCAATCAAACTTCAAGGCAATGCAAGTGGAGCTGGCACCCAGACTTTACAGGCTGCTGCAACTTCCGGTACTCCTGTAATTACGCTACCAGACGCAACAGGCACGCTGATTGTTACCGGTGGAGACTTGGGTACCCCTTCAGCGATTGTGCTTACGAATGGTACGGGGTTGCCGCTTACTACTGGTGTTACAGGGATTCTTCCGGTTGCTAATGGCGGCACAGGTTTAACAGCGGGGACTTCTGGCGGGGTACCTTATTACTCGGCAACAGGCACGTTGGCGTCTTCTGCTGCGCTTGCATCTAACGCATTGGTTATTGGTGGCGGCGCTGGCGCGGCCCCGGCAACGACTACGACTGGGACGGGTGTTCTTACATTTTTGGGAACTCCGTCAAGTGCCAATTTGCTCTCGGCGATGACCGATGAGACAGGCACTGGGCTAGTGGTCTTTAACAATACGCCAGCACTGACCAATCCGACGGTTACGAACTACACCGAAAGTGTTGTGGCTATCGGCACGGTAACAACGACAAACACCATAGCTTTAACTAACGGCACGGTTCAAACGGCAACATTGACAGCCTCAACTGCTTGCACGTTCACAATGCCGACTGCAACCGCTGGCAAGTCATTTGTTCTGTTGCTTAAACAAGCCGCGTCTACAGGCAACGGTACGGCTACGTTTACTGGAGTTAAATGGGGGACTGCGGGTGCCCCGACAATTACGGCAACGGCGGGGAAAATGGACATACTGTCTTTTGTTGCTGATGGTACAAACTGGTATGGCTCCATTACTCAAGGGTATACCCCATAATGTTTGCCGCCCTCAATAATTTTTTAACACTGCAAGCCGCTGGTGGTGGTAGCGCCCCGACTTCAGTTGAATATCTAGTTGTTGCAGGCGGCGGCGGTGGCGGACAATCAATTGCCGGTGGCGGCGGTGCTGGAGGATTTAGAACATCGGCAAGTTTTTCAGTAGCCGCCGCAACACCTTATACAGTGACCGTTGGCGCTGGCGGTGCTGGTGGTACTAACATTTCAGGCGATAACGGTAATGCCGGGTCATCCGGCAGCAATTCCGTATTCAGCACCGTCACCTCTAATGGTGGTGGAGGCGGCGGTTCCTATAATGCAGCCAATGGTATTAATGGTGGTTCAGGCGGGGGAGGCGGTGCAAAAGACAGCGGCACGTCTGTTGCTGGCACAGGTAATACCCCATCAACATCGCCGTCACAAGGAAATAATGGAGGTACTGGAAGAATCGGCACCAATCCGTGGATAGGTGGAGGTGGCGGCGGTGCTTCCGCTGTTGGCGGTAACGCAACATCTACCAACGGAGGGGACGGAGGCGCTGGAACAGCTTCATCTATTACTGGCTCGTCTGTTACTTATGCCGGAGGCGGAGGCGGAGGCACGTCCGCAACTGCTACGGCAGCGGGAAGCGGCGGGGCTGGCGGTGGTGGTGCTGGTGGTAAAGCTCTCGCCGGTACTGCTGGCACTCCAAACACTGGCGGCGGCGGCGGCGGTCAAGGGCTAATTAACCCGCTAACCACACAGAATCCGGGTTCTGGTGGGTCTGGAATTGTTGTTATTGCTTACCCCGACAGTTTTGCGCCACTTTCATCTATTGGCGGCACTTTAGTTTATGATCAGCCAACCAGAACCGGGTATAGAGTTTATAGATTTACATCCGGAACCGGAAATATTCAGTGGTGATAAATATGGCACATTACGCATTTCTTGATTCTAATTTTATTGTCACCGAAGTTATTACCGGAATAAATGAATGGGAAGATGCTGCTGATTGGGAACGGTTGTACGGTGAATTTCGTGGTCAAATTTGCAAGCGCACAAGCTACAACACTTTTGGCAATCAGCATCTAGAAGGCAAACCGTTTCGCAAAAATTACGCAGGAATTGGCTACACCTACGACGCAACCCGTGATGCATTCATTCCTCCGCAGCCATTTCCGTCATGGGTTTTGAACGAAGAAACCTGCCTGTGGGATGCTTCTGTTGCAATGCCTGACGATGGGCAACGGTATCAATGGGACGAGGCAACAACTTCTTGGGTTGCATCTGAAACATGAATTCGTTTTTTGGCGGTGCATTTTTTGCCGGAGACTTTTTTCAGTCTGTTGTCACTGGTGCAGACCAATTGTTGATTAAACTTCGGTCATTCACCGAAAGAGGGAGATTTTAATGGCTATTAACCTAAAAGCAATTACCTCGGTAATGGGCTACCAGCAGATCACAAGTTTGAGTACTGCTACCAAACTGACCGTGCCGCCACGCGATATAGGTGGATTGATTGGGTCGCCTCGGATTGCTATCATTACGCCCGAAACGCAAGCCGTGCGCTGGCGCGACGATGGCGTAGCCCCAACCGCAAGCGTTGGTATGCCGCTTGCCGCTGGCGTTACGTTGCAATATGACGGCGATTTATCGCAGATCCAGTTTATTGAGCAAAGCGCCGGGGCAAAGCTCAACATTAGTTACTATTCTTGAGGTTGCCATGCAAGTCTCTAACGACTCTCCTGCCGTGAACTACGTTGATTATTTCACCAAGCAATTTCCAATTGATCTGGCTAACATGGCCGCGTTGCGTGACGAACTGGCTATCCGCCAGGGTGCTTTGTCTGCCGCTCAAGACGCTGTAGCTGACCGCGAACGTGCCAAGCAAGAACTGGATGCTGCAAAAGCTGAAGCAGTAGCGTTAAAAGTTGACGCCACGGCTGACCGCGAAGCAGCAAAACAAGAACTTGCTGATGCCAAGGCCAAAGCTAAAGATTTGAATTCCCAAGCTAAAGCCGCGCTTGCTGCTGCGGTAGACCGTGAAACTGCTGTGGAGTTGCGCGAAAAAGCGGTTGCTGATCGTGAGGTTTCCCAGATTGCGGCCCAGGCTGAAATTGATAGCCAACAGGCTGCACTGAAAGCCCAGAATGCCGCTTTGGATGCTCGCGTAAAAGCGTTCCAAGATAAAGTTGCTGCACTTACTGCGTAAAACTGAAAATGGCAAACACCACGATTTCCGCACTACCTTCAGCGACTACACCGCTTAGCGGTACAGAAGTTGTTCCTATTGTCCAGAGCGGCGTAACCAAAAAGGTTGCAATTAGTGCGGTTGGTGCGAGTGGCACGGTTACTAGCGTTGCGATGTCAGTTCCGGCATTTTTGTCAATTGGCGGCTCGCCAATTACGTCTAGCGGCACGTTGGCAGTTACGTTGTCTGGTACTGCGCTGCCCGTTGCTAACGGAGGAACTGGGGCTACGACCTCCACAGGATCTGGAAGTGCCGTTCTTTCAACCTCTCCTACGCTGACGACTCCGGTTCTTGGGACTCCAACGTCTGGGACTTTAAGTAATTGTACGGTTGACGGCACAGATTCTGTTGGCTTTCGCAATCTTCCACAAAATGCACAAACAGGTAGTTATACCTTAGTTCTTGCAGATTCTGGAAAACACATTTACAGAGGTTCAGGCAGTGCCGCCACCTGGACAATTCCTGCAAATAGTTCTGTGGCTTATGCGATCGGAACGGCAATTACTTTTATAAATCTTTCTGCCACAAGCGTCAGTATCGCAATCACGACTGACACCATGTATTTATCAAGTGCAGGAACCACCGGCACTAGGACGCTGGCTCAATACGGTTCTGCAACCGCGCTTAAAATTACATCAACTTCTTGGTTGATTTCAGGAAGTGGGTTGACATGAGTGGTGCGCTACAAGCGATATATCAAAACCACAGGGGTTTTGGAACTTCGGGCGGCCCATTTTGGGTTGGATTATTGGGCGGTGCCACTGGCTATGGCTATGGAGTTGCAGTAGATTCTTCTAGTAATATGTCCCTTTGCGGAATTGTTGGTGGCCCACAAGATATTCAAATAGCCAAATACAATACATCTGGAGCCATTCAATGGCAGAGGAAGTTAAACGAGGGTTCGTTTGACTTTGGCCGAGCAGTTGCAACAGATTCTTCCGGTAATGTGCACATATGCGGAGATACGCAGGGAAATGACATACAAGTAGCCAAATACAATACCTCTGGAACCCTTCAGTGGAAAAAAAGTTTATATGGCGGCAGCTCGACTTCCCGAGGCTATGGTGTTGCAGTAGATTCCTCCGGTAATGTGTATGTTTGTGGGCTTTTCAATTATTTTATTTACGGTGTTAATCAACTTTTAGTAGCCAAATACAATACTTCTGGAACCCTTCAATGGCAGTATTTTATAGATGACACCGGTGAAGGGGGTGGCTATGGAGTTGCAGTAGATTCTTCTGCTAATGTGTATATTTGTGGGTATAGTAGTGACTCTTTATACACCGCTAAATTTAATACTTCTGGAACACTTCAATGGCAAAAGCGTTTAGGTAGTAGTGCCGCTACGAACTATGGTGTTGCAGTAGATTCTTCTGGCAATGTTTACGTTTGTGGGTACGCATATCCTAGTGGCAATGCTATTTATACAGCCAAATACAATACTTCTGGAACCCTTCAATGGCAAAGAAGTTTGGGCGGTTTTAGCGGTATTGGACGTGCAATTGCAGTAGATTCTTCTGCTAATGTATATATTTGCGGGGATTCAAATGCAGGTGGCTCTCCGGGTATGCAAATAGCTAAATATAATACATCTGGGGTCATTCAATGGCAAAGAACTTTAAAGGTTGGTTTGTCTACCTCAGCCCAAGCAATTGCAGTAGATTCTTTTGGTAATGTGTATATTTCTGGGGTATTTAACGCTACGGCCGGAAATACGTTTTTTTTCGCAAAACTTCCCGGTGATGGTTCATTAACTGGCACCTATACCCTTGGTGGAGATTCATTCACCTACGCAGCCTCTACCATGACTGATTCCTCTGGTGTTCTTAGTGACATCGGAGTTTCTTCAACTAGAGCCATTTCTACCCTAATCGACCAAACGTCTTCCGCTACCGATTCGGCAACTTCTCTAAGTTCCACCCTTACTACATTATGAGTTCATACATCAAACTATCGACCAATGAATTTCCACGTCACATTGGGGACATTGAGATTGATTCTGATGGTGCAGCAGACTACGCTCATGTAGAGTGGGTAGACCAACCAGCGTATGATCCAAAGACTCAGCGTTGTGTAGCGGGACCGCCGCAGCAGATTGACGGCATTTGGTACTGGACATGGGTAGTGCGCGACGCTACACCAGAAGAGATTGAAGAAGCAAATAAACCGTTTGATCCAAACAACCCATTTAAAATTCGTTGATCGCCGCGTATAAAGCGGGTAAGATAACCGTACCGGCGCGGATCACCGGGGAATCTCAGGATTCAAAATGTCCGAAGAAGTAGTAGCGACTGAAGCGGAAGTAGCGCCCGCGCCGGAACTGGAAGCCACGGCGGCCCCGGAACCTGTAGATACGCCGGAAGTTGCCAAGACTTTTTCCCAAGAGGAATTAGACGCAGCAATTCAGAAACGTCTCGCAAGAGAACAGCGAAAGTGGGAGCGTGAGCGTCAAGCACCGCCGCCCGTTGCCGTTGATGTCCCGCCAGCAGATCAGTTTGATTCGGTTGACGCGTATGCAGAAGCCAAAGCGGTCAAGCTAATTGAACAGCGTGAACAGCAGCGCCAACAAGCGGAGATTCTTGAGGCATATCACGAACGTGAAGAAGAGGCTCGGACTAAATACGATGACTTTGAACAAGTCGCGTACAACCCAACTCTCAAGATCACGACCGTGATGGCGCAAGCGATTCAAGCCTCTGATGCTGGCCCTGATGTAGCTTACTACCTTGGGTCCAATCCAAAAGAGACAGATCGTATTTCCCGTCTTAGCCC